AGTAACCTGTGCAGTAACCTGTGCATTTTTTGCACAGGTATCAATAACAGTATAGGTAGAAAATGGTTTACCATTATACGTTGCGTACTCTATTAATCCTGCTATCTTTAATCTATTTCGTGCATCGTTAAATGTATGACGTGTGCTAATTCCTAACTTTGTCATAATTTCCAAGTTACTTCTACGAAAGGACGGCTTCCACGATAGACCGTTCGCGATTTTTAAAAGATAAAAATACAGCGCAATGTCTATGGGGCGAAAATCGTACTCTTCACTAAGAAGCCAAAAATTATTTATCAAATTAATGTAGCTCGTCATAATCTCACACTCCTTTTATATATTCCGTTACTGCCTTTTGGAACTCTTCTAAAGAATGACAAACAACGTATTTGTTTTTCATCTCCTTTGCTTTCCTTTCATATTCCTTTTGGCTTTTAGACTGTTTTCCAATAGGCGTTTTCATTTCTATACACAAAGATGCATATCCACCTATCGGCACTTGCAATATTAAATCAGCAACACCACTACGAACTCCCTCGTCTTTCATTATTTTTGCCGTCCACGCATTGCGTGCACCACCATTAGGCACGGCAAAGAATAACTGCTCTATGTTAGGATATGTGCGCCTAAACCAAGCAACACATTCCTTTTGTATCTGACTTTCCGTTAAAGGTTTCATAAGCTCTAATATTTACCTTTGAAAATATCCATAGCTGCGTCCATAAGCATTTGCTGCGTGCTTATTTTCTTTTCCTTGATGTCATCAATAGTACCTGTTACACCGTTAGCTATGTCTTTTTTTGTTTGTATCAAATTATACATATATTCGTCTATAGTATCTTTGCCGAGTAGATATGTACACGTAACGGCATTTTTTTGCCCATTTCTGTGCGCTCTGTCCTCCGCTTGACAGCAATCTGAATATGTCCACGGGAACTCTATAAATAACACGTTAGACGCTGCTGTAAGCGTTAAGCCTGTACCACCACTTCGATAATTTAAAATGATGAGTTTTGTATTCTCATCTTCCTGAAATTTGTCTACTGCTCTTTGTTTTTCTTTGTCATTATCTTCTCCTGTTACCGTTACAGCGTCAGGAAATTCCGCTTTAAGGTCATTTACAACTTGTTTTAAGAAACAAAAAACTATTAGTTTATTTCCACCGTCTATCGTGTTATGTATTATATCAACAGCTGCTTTTGTCTTTCCTTTTGAGGATATTTGCTTTAATATCCCCATTTTGACCATTACAGCACCACGAATAGCACGTTGTATCTTTTCATCGTCTGCGTCTTTATAATTCCTTAAATACTGTAAGATGTCCGCTTTTGCCTCGTTATATTCTTTTCGATTATCAATATCAACAACTAAATACGACCGTGTTTTGTCGGGCAACTGCTTTAATACATCTTTCTTCTGCCGTCTAAAGAAACAAAACTTGTGCAAAAAGAAATTCAGCTCCTTAAGGTGGCTTGACTGATTTACGCCACCGCAATATCGCTCTATAAATTTAGAGTAGCCTCCGAAATCCTCCAACCGTTCCATAACGTTAAGCTGCTGTATCAAATCAACGTTGTTATTCACCACAGGGGTGCCTGTAAGCTCTAATACGTATTCTTTGCCTCGTGCAATACCTTGCACGAACTTACTTTGCTGTGTCCTGCTTGACTTGCATTTGTGGCTCTCGTCTATTATTACAGAACGAAACAAATTTATACGCTCATCAAATTCTATGCTTCGTAGCGTAAGCCTCGAACTTTCTTTTATCTTTCTTACAAAGAATTTTTTAAGGCTTTCGTAATTCACAATAAATACCTTTGCCAGTGGCTCGCCTTTTTGGTTTCTCGCCTCCCAAAAGCGATGCCACGTAGTTCTGTTGCTATCGCTTAATATCACTGCATTAACATTGCCGAATTTCTTAAACTCTCTTTGCCAATTAACTTTTAAAGACGATGGGCAAATAACAAGTGCAGGAAACGCTCCACTTGCCGTCATCGTTCCTATTGCCTGTGCCGTCTTACCAAGTCCCGGTTCGTCCCCCATTATGCACCGCTTCTTCTCCAGTGCATACGCAATACCTTCCTTTTGGTATTCGTAAGGTTCGAGTATCATATTATGAGGCACTGTCAATTTAGGCATTTCGGGGATTTCGTAGCTTTCTACTGGCTCTTCGTCCGTCTGCCATTTTACACTATCGCAAAGATGGCGTGAAACTGCCCACGTAGCCATCTTCTCTAAATACCATTTATCAGTAGGACTGACCTCCCAAAATCTTCCATCTGCTCTATACCTTGCCGATGGTATTCGTTTTGTACATTCTACCAACATCGGACGATACTCAAATTCGACCTTGTAACAGTTAGGCGTTAATGTGTATCGCAAAATATTTGGTTTCATTATACGGCTTTCTTTTCTTTCTTGCTCTTTTTCTTTCCACTGTGTACCACTTCCACTGTAACTTGTGGCGCACAGTCAGGCTTTATTTCGCCACTAAATGGGTTGTCATCTTCAAATTTTAAACTTTCTTCTTTTAGTCCCCATTTCTTCTCCTTAATATACAGCTCCGCCTCATACTTTACAGCCTCAACGGCAAGCGACAATTCGGATAAATACGGATAATACTCGTCATCAGTAGTATTTACCTTTGGAGACGAAAGACGTATAACATCGCCTCTATCTAATATCCTCGTGCCTCCTAACGACACGTTGCTATCATCAATGCAGACACTCTCTACATTGATGCGTGTAAATACACTATCTACTTCTATATCTCTTTGCGCCTGCAATTCTATAAGAGTGTATTTACTTTCTTTCTGTTCAGTCAAATGTACTAAGTGTGGTACTAATTCCTTTACCGCCTCTTTTAAATCTCTATGGACAATATTTGCACCTACCATATTAATAGTGTCGCCATCGCCATTTGAATACACCACGTTTAGTGTATTCGTTTTAGTTAATTGAATTTTCTTTATATTCATTTCTTATATTGGTTATAAAATTCTTCAAAATACCTATCATCGGGTATAGGTAGCGTTATCCCTAACTCGCTTGCTGCGTCTGCTTGTATTTTCGTCATAAATTCCGACATTTCAACAGTGGACAACATAGACGATGTTCTGTATATATATTCCTCTTTGTTATTCATGCATACGACACGTGAAAGGAATTTCTTACAATAATACATATAAATATCGTCCTTGCTCGTACCTGTGTTTTCTTCAATACAAGCAAACCACGCCCACATCAAAGAATTTTGATTTATGGTGCGTTTTTCTCTCGTTCGCTTTACTGTTATCGTATAGCTGCCATTAGAGAGAGTAGAGAATAGGTAGTCGAATTCCGCACTAAGCGAAATACGACCACCTTCTTTTTTCATATATATAGTTTTCATTTAAAACGGCAAGTCATCATCAGTTGGAGGCGGGAAAGGTGCTCCTTGCTGTTGTGGGTAGTTTTTTGCTTGTGTTGGTTGAGATTGTATTGGCTGTTGTATCGGCTGCTGTGTGTTTTGTTTTAAGTTGAAAACATACATATCTTCGGCAATTATTTCGGCTGAAATTCTTTCCACGCCTTGCTTATCAGTGTACTTATTGTAGGTAAGCATACCATCTACCGCAATACGCATTCCTTTCTTTACGTACTGACCTGCGTATTGTGCATTTGCACGCCACACGCACACGCTATGCCATTGTGTTACTTCGGGTACGTCCGTACCGTCTTTCTTTTTATAGCCTCCTGTACTCGTTGCGAGGCTAATTCTTGCATACCACAACCCCTGCTGTGTCTGCCTTGCCTCTACGTCCTTACCAACAGTACCAATGAGGCTAACTCTATTCTTGCATCTTGCCATCTTTATAATACTTTTATCGTTATACTACCTTTAGTCGGTGATACCTTTACGCACTCCGCATATATATCGGGGTACTCTTTCTTTAGTTTTGCCGTATCTAAAATTTTCCTCGTACCGTCCAACTTTCGTGTTATCGTCAGACGGTCGCTGCTCCACTTCTTAACATTATGCTCTACCATAAGAGAGAGTAGACCAGCTTTCATTTCCTTTTGCTTTGCTTCCAGCTCTTTTATAGCTGTTTCCAACTTTATAATTTCATTTTCAGCATCTTTAAGGCTTACGGGCAAAGCCTCCTCTATAGGTTCTATTTCTGTGCTTTTTACGCTTTCTTCTTTCGTTTCAGCACCAAAATATTTAGCTCTATACGGCGTACTGTCTTCTTTTGCAAGATATGCCTTAATTATTTTCTTGCAAGCTACCGTTGGCAACCTTTTAAGCTCCATAAGCTCCGCCTTGCCGTATTTTTCTTTAGGTAGCCATATCACATACAGCTTGCCTGCTTTCTTTCCTTTGTTGCAAAGTTCAAAGAGATAAGCGTAAATAGACAATTGTAACGTTACGTTGTTTACGTGTATCTTGCTTGTCGTTTTAATATCTGCTAACGGATAACAACCGTCCTCACCTTTAGAAAAGACAACATCAATACTTGACGCTATATCTTTTCCATCATCTACTAAATACTCGTTAGCCTCCGTTGTAATGCTATTTTCATTCTTTAGTCTTATGTATTCCTGTACTTCGGGCAAATCATCGCCCAAACTGCAAGTATCGTACAATTCGCACTTGCTATGAATTAGACTGCCGTGTGCTGCTGCTTTCATCAGTACCGTTTCGGGAATATCTGTATATGTATCAGGAAATAGCCATTTTACAATAGCCGTAACACCGCTCAACTTTTTACCATTAAGTGTGTACGTGTGTTCCGCCTCATTGAATATCACAGAACTTTCTTTTAAGTCATTGCTTTTCATATATTATGCCGTTTTATTAAAAGTTTTAGTTTGTTCTTGACAAGCTGCAATAAAATCTTTATCGTTTTTAAAATCTTTGTATTGGTTATAAATTTCCTCCAATTCTTTGCGACTTTTCGTCCGTTTGACTTGGTCTATAGCCTCCAACTTGTAATCTATCGCCCCCTTTGGCGTGCCATACGTGTAGCGCACCTTTCCTTTGTCATCTTTAACAGAAAGATAAGATACCCTACGTGCCTCATCGTATTCAATAGCATCAACACTAAAGCGTGTTTTCGGCTGTTGCTTGCCATTGAACCCTGTACGCCACTCGTCAGCATTCAACGACACCCACACGAAAGGACACGTGTATAACTCACGCCCTATGCCCCAATTAAAGCACGCACGCTTAAAAGCATCAGACGCCTGTCCTTTCTCTTTTTCCGTGTTGCTTTCCGTGCCAACATCTTGTTTTGACACCCATTCGCCATTATCTGTACGTATGCTTACCGTACAGAACAAGTTACCGTTTACTACTTCGTGGCTGCGTTTCCAATTCTCCGCCCCCACGACTTCATCAAGTAGCTGCATATCTACTCGGGCGTTCTTATACATTAATAAAGATACGCCTTTACCTTCGCTGACAGTACCTATACGGCACTCTATTTCGTCAGCTTTTAATGTTCTAAAATTAAAACTATTGTCTTTCATATCTAAAAAAATAAAAATTCGTGAGTACGGGAGTATCGAACCCCCTAAACAATCACTTGCTCGCAACCCTGCTGTACTCTCCTTATGAAATCACTAAAAAAAGAGCCTAAATACATTTAAATATTCCTTTTTGCCTCGTTTCGCAACGAAACAAAAAAAAGTAACACAAATAATAATATTGATAATAAGAGTATGTTATCCTTTTCTACAACTCTTTACCAGTAAGGCTGCCACCGTAATAGCTGACAATCCTACACAGGGGTGCTGCTCCGCTACAAGTACGCCACAAAGGAAGAGTACAACAACAATGTTATACAAAATAACATTTCTGTTCGTTACATCTTCCTCTACCATTGTAGAGTACATCTCGTTTTTACACCCCAACCAACTAATGACCTTATTTCTTATAAATTCCATAATTATTCTGCTTTTGCGTGCCTTAACACGTCAGCTGCGTTTATCAACCATTTACCGTGCTGGCACTCTTTATTACCTTTTTCGGCTCTTATTTTTCCTGCCGTAATGAGCCTCTCTAAACGAGTACGCCCACCAACTATTTTTTCACTGAAACGAAAGCCGAAAAATTTGTTGTTCATTACTCGCATTATAGCGAGTAATTTTTCCTCGCTATTCATCATATTATCTTATACGTGTTACATCAACGTGTAAACCACGTGGAATAACAGAGAAGACAACTTTTTCTCTTCTCATCTGCGTGGCAATTTGGTACGCCGTAACACGTACAGACCCCATTCTCTCTATAGGGTATCTCTCTACATCGCCCACTTTCATTTTCTTTAAAGTAGATGAAATAGGCTTTTTCTTTTCCCCGTATATGTATTTTTTCTCTTTCATATTTTTTTATTTTACCATCTTTTTTGTATTCTTTTGAAAAGATTTACAGACGCCTCAACATCTTCCTTTATGCTGACGACTCGCTGACATTCGCACTCCCACCACTTGCGATACTGTGCTGTCATATTGCGAGCCTCTCGCAATTCTCTCTCCAGTTTGTCAATGCTGGCTCTTAGTGCTGCATTCTCTACTTCCAAATCGTCAAATTTTCTTTTTTCTTCTGTATCCATAATTTTTTATTTTTATTTTGTTTATTATTATTTGTGGCTGGTTAATGTACTACCATTTGTTTGTGTTACTGTTCTTCGCACTATGCTGCCGAATTCAACGACACCAGCCTATATTCTTCCTAACTTTTATTACTTTCTTCCTCGCTGCTTGCTTCGACCTACATTACGTAGGCTGCTTGCTTCTGCAATTGACCTCTGCATCGTTGCTATGTGGTTTTTAGCCTGCAACTTACAGCCCCATCAGGCTGGAGAACCGATACAAGTAAGTGTATCTCTTGTGGCAAAGGTGGACTTGAACCACCCGAGAGCCTCCAACTCTTTTGCCTTTGCAACCTCTTTCAGTCATTTTTATTTATGTGAGATGGCTCAAAGGTTTGCGACCGCAAATCTGTACTCACTGCGCAAGTGGGTGCTGTGGATTTGAACCACGTGTCAGCCTAAAAACTGAACACCCTATGTAATTTAAGTGGCTGTAAATTTCATTTTTAATATATATATTTATATCTTTGTTTCAAAATTACAGCACAAAGGTAAAGTTTATTGGACAAATGTGCAAATTTTAATGAACATTTTTCTGTTAAACTTTGTAAACTTTAATATACATATAACATTAAATGTATGAATATCAATAGAATAAGAGAAGCTATCGAAGTTAGCAAAATTAGCAAAAGCGAGCTATCAAAGCTCACTAAAGTTTCACGAACTACCATTGAAAACTTACTTGCAGGTGCTGACGTTAAAGTTAGCACCATTGAAAGTTTAGCCTACGTGCTAAAGCTCCCCGTAGGTTACTTCTTTGATGATAGTATAGTAAATATTACCGCCTCTGGCGCACAGTCTATCGCTACAAATAGTGGAGATATTACCTACAATGGGCAAACAGGTAGCAACGAACGCATAGGCATTCAAAACAACTACGGTTGCAAAGACAAAAAAGACAACGTTACTACCTTAACAGATACCGTTGCCACCTTAACAAAAGAGCTTGAAACATCGCAACAGCAAAAGAGCCATTTAATAGACGTTGTTTCGACATCGCAACAGCAAATATTACAAATGACAAATATAATTGATAGACTAACAACAAAATGAAAGGTAGCGAAATAAGACAAATATTGCAACAGCACCGTGTAAACTTTGCTTGGTTAGCCGAACAACTAAGCATAACACCACAGAGCCTCAATTCACGACTTAATGCCGAAAATTTCAAAGACGCTTATTTGAAAGAAATAACGACCGTTTTAAAAAAGGATATTTTCGGACTAAACACAAAAGAAACAAAACAACCTATTTTAAATATAGCCGTCCTTAACGACCTTTCAAAGGAACTAAGCGAAAGCAATTACCCTGTAATAGAATACGTATCTATACCAGCTTTTGCAGGCTGTGTAGGTATTCTATATTACGGCAAAGACGCACTACCAAAATACGATAGTGGAGACGTTATATTCGTACAGCCAACAGAGGAAGAAATAACAGTAAATTCTCTTTATTTCGTTATAACACCTAAATTTCGCTTTATTCGTTGCGCCTATCCATCTGAAAATAACGATACTTATATTTTTAAGGCTATAAATCAAAATTTTGAAGATGTTACCCTAAATGAAGCGGACATTATCCACGCCTACAAAGTCGTTGGGGCGATAACTCGTTTTTCGACGTAAGTAGTCCGCATTACATAGTAACCCCCATATTTTTACTTAGAATATAAAATTATTAGATTATGAGATTTTTTGAGAATTTAGGCAAGGGATTAATTCGTTCAGCCGTCAATCAGGTAGGCAGGGACGGTGGGAGAGTTGTAAGTAACCAACTGTACGGTGATGCCCACTCAACGCCTCATCGTATCGTGAATAACAATACTAAACCTGTCATTGATGGCAACGATTACGTGGCACAATATGCCAAAGAACAAACCACGACAGGTATAATCTTGCGTGTAATATTCGCTTTCTTTTTTAATCTTCTCGGTGCTGCCGTGTTGCTTGTCTACGGATTGAAAAAGAAGTCGAAAGCCGCCTTTGTTACTATATATAGATACGAACAAGTGCCTATTTATAGGAAAGATAACAGATACAAAATGGGTGTTAGGTATACGGGCGATATGACCGTAAAAAAGAAATACTACTCCGAAGCCGACGAAAATACAGCAGAGAGAAACAAGCGAATAGCTAACATTTATATATATAGCAGCATTGTTATATTTGCTATATATATAATAATGGCTGTAGTAATGGAATTACAAAAATAAACATATTATGAATACAAAGAAAATTTTAGGCTTGCTCATAGCCTCAACGCTATTATCATCATGCGCAACTACCGTTACCGTTCCAGGCTTCGAACGTACCGTATTTGTCGATTACTCACAATTCCGTGCCAATGGAATAGAAATTACCGATGGAGAAGTACCCACAGGGTGTACTCCAATAGGTCAGATTTCAGAAATTATACGCTTCTCACGCACCTACACGACAGAGAAACAACCAACAAATTCTAATGATGATATAATAGTTCCAAAGAGAAAGGAAAGAATAAACGGAGATTTCGATAGCGACATGAAGACACTTTCGTACAAAATAGCTTGTATTACGAAAGAAAAAGGAGGCAAAGGTATTGCAAAGATAAATGTAAATGTAGTTAATGCAGATACGCACCCTGTTTACTGCGTTACAGGTATAATTTACAAGTAACTTAAAAAACGAATATTTTTACTATTCACCAAACAGCATAACACATTATCGAACAGTAATTTATTACGTTTTCCTCGTATATTCTTCTAAGCTGTGGGTCTTGGGTTC